AGATCAACTAATTGATTCAGCAGGTGGATTGGGTTATGGCGAGGTCAGCGAAGAAGAGGTTGCTGCAAGCGTTGCAGCTTACGAAGCATCGCAAGCCGACATTGATCGCCAAAACGAAATACTTGCGTTGCAGGCTCGCATAGAGAATGATTTTATCAATGCTGCTTTGTCGGACGGTGAGTCAACTGCTAGTCAGATAATAGAGTCTATTAAAGCGGGGCTTTAGAGATGGCGTTCACCGAGAGGTACGTTAGCCACGACGCGAATGGCTTAGGGGATGGAACGTCAACTTCTTCTCCTTGGACCTTAGCGCAAGGGTACGCTAATCAAGCGGCTGGTATGAGGCTGAACTGTAAGGCAGGGACGTACAGCCTTGTTTCTACGGTACAAGCAGACATCAGCGGCAGCATTACCGATCCAATTGTTTGGAGAGGCTACAAAACCACGCCAGGTGATCAAGATGCAAAACCAACGGGTACGGCTGTAGCTGGTACTGACATTCCAAAAATCGTATTAACAGGGGATAACATCTATCTTCTCTCAGATGGAGACTACCAGCGACATTCAAATTTTGCCTTCAGTGGCGGGTACAACAAGCCTGCGCACTACTGTCGGACCCGGTTTTCATTGTGGGAAAACTGTCAATGGGAACACACCGGCACAAGCTACCAAGCGATAGATTTGATCTATGGGGCGAACAACACTTTTGTCGGCTGTTCGTTTCGTTTGACTAATACAGGTTCGACCTCAAATGCAGTGGCAACAAACTACAACACGTTTATTGGCTGCTATTTCGCGAACGCTGATACAGACCAGCGAGTTGTCTACGCAACCAACAGTTTGAATCTTTTTAATTGCATTGTCAGCACTGGTTCTGAGGGTGTGTATAACAATTCCGGTTTCGGTATTTTGAACTATATCGGCAACACGATTTACAACACCACGAATGGCTTTGAACATCGCAACGGTCAGCAAGCGATTGTTATGAATAACTTATTCCACTCCTGCACGAATGCAATAACCACTATTGGTTCAACATTCACTGACATGTCGCCGTGGGCAATAAATAACGCCTACTACAATGTTACGAACCAACTTTCCAGTGACATCAACGCTGATACTGGGCAGAGTTACGCTATCACCGAGAGTAGCGATCCATTAGTTGATCCTGCAAATGATGATTTCAGTCTGGCAGATGGTGCATCGAGCATTGGAGCTGCGTATCCGTACCAATTTATCCACGCAGACACACGACAATACGCAGACGTTGGCGCAGGCCAGCGAGACGGTTCGGGCGGCGGCAGTGTAATAGTGATTGAGGACTGATGACATGAGCTATGACCACACAATTAAAAAGGCGACAACCTCAAAGATCGTTGAGGTAATGTTGCGTGACAGCACAACGGGTGCGGGTAAAACTAGCGTAGCGCATGGCAGCGTCACGGCAAGTTATGTTCGCGAGGGGGGGTCGCGTGTAGCAATTACGGTAGCAAGCGGATCGGCTGGTGATTCATACAGTTCTGGTAAATGGGCTGCGGTTGATGGAACGAACACTCCGGGGCTGTACCAGTTGCATCTTCCCGATGCTGCTCTTGCGGCAGGGGCCAATGCGGTTAGCGTTTTTATCAAAACATCGGGCGTTATCGACAAAGTAATTCGCATATCATTGATCGATGCGGATTTGCGAAATGCTACTAGCCTTGGCTTGACTAATTTAGCAACTGCTGTGTCTACACCACCCGCTGTAGGTGCTATTGCAGACGCGGTGCTTGACGAGGCATTAAGCGGTCACACAAGCTCTGGGACGCTTGGCAAGGCCATTGGTGACGGCGTGACAGCTTGGGTCACAGCTACTGGATTTAACACTACCACACCTCCAACTGTAAGTGCGATAGCGGATGCAGTTCTTGATGAGGCTCTAAGTGGTCACACTGGATCAGGAAGCTTGGGCAAAGCAATTGGTGACGGTGTAACAGCTTGGGTAACTGCCACTGGATTCAATACAACAACGCCACCCACAACCGCAGCTATAGCAGATGCGGTCCTTGATGAGGCTTTGTCGGGGCATACTTCTTCAGGCACGCTGGGAAAAGCAGTTGGTGATGGAGTAACCGCGTGGGTGACTGCAAACATAGGTAGCTTAAACAACTTGTCGGCGGCTGATGTAAACACACAGGTAGACACTGCGTTGTCAGATATTCACTTAGATCATTTACTCGCAGTTGATTACGACCCCGCGAGCAAGCCTGGGGTGGCGACAGCATTGCTAAACGAGCTAATTCAAAATGACGGCGGTGTTTCGCAGTTTAGCGTCAACGCCTTAGAGCGTGCGCCATCTGGCGGTGGTGGTGGTGTTGTTGGCTCTGGCTCCACTGCTCATGAGGTCACAATCAATGCAGGTGGAAATCCACAAGACGGAGCAGAGGTCTATGTGACAACCGATTCTGCCGGAACGAATGTAGTCGCCGGAACGCTTCACACAAACGCTCAAGGCAAGGCAACATTTCAGTTAGATGCAGCAACTTATTACCTTTGGGTGCAAAAAGCTGGCGTCAACTTCACCAATCCTACAACCTTTACGGTGAGCTAAATGACAACTGTAAATGGAACCGTAGCATCAGCATCAGCTTCGCTAAAGATTACTTACGACGAGCTGCGTAGAGAAATTGGTCGATTCTTGGGCTACAGTCGCACTCCGGGTGACTGGGACTCTACCGAGACTTCAGATGTCAGTGATGTGATCCGTGGTGGCTTGCGTAGCTTTTACTTTCCATCTGACATTTCGCATCGCTGGACGTTTTTATGTCCCACAGTAACTCTATCAATTTCCGCTGGAACAAGAGCGTATAATTTGCCAGCCGATTTCATACAGATGGCATCGCCGGTTACTTTTTCTCTTAATGATAAAAAGGGAATACTAAGCCAAGTTGAGCCGGAAGAATTAAGAGCGGCGGAATCGTCGGCTTCGTTGTCGGATACGCCAAGGTACTTTGCTATTCAGGCCAGATCGCAAGCATCGGATGCGTATGAAATACTGATGTACCCAACGCCGGATGCAGCACTCACTATCAAGTATTCCTACGAGCAGCTACCGGCGGATCTTGGCAGTTCAAATCAATACCACCTTGGCAGTGCAGCTCACAGTGAGCTGCTGCTAGCAAGCTGCTTGATGATTGCTGACAAGATGATCAACAAAGAATCGCTAGATCCGTCTGGTGGTTTGTACATGTCAAGGTATGTAGCACTGTTGAAATCATCAATTGATCTCGACAACAAATTGGTTGCGGCGGCATAGGGGTCCATCATGGCAAAAATAACTTCAATTAAGCCGGAAGAATACGGCAGCTACCAATGGTTGCTGCGAGAAACAGGTAAGTCTCTAGGGCTGAATCCGAGCCCAGCAACATGGCCGCATGATCAAACGCAAAGAATTGATTCAATTGTGCAGTCTGGAGTAATGCAATTCTATTTTTGCCCGCCAGTGCAAAGGGACAAAGAAGAAGATGACACGGAAGAAAGGCGAGATGCGAGAATGCGTCAGCCTCATTCGTGGACGTTTATAAATCAGCTTAATGCGTTTGTTATTGAAAGCGGCCAGTCGGTGTACACGCTTCCCGAAGATTTTGCTGGAAGAAATGGAGATTTAACTTTAGATGACGGCAATGGGCGAATTCCAGTGGTTGCTGAAACTCATTTGCGTCAGATTTCTGCAAAAGACAATGCATCTGGTAATCCGCAGTACGCCGCGGTTCGACCGAAATCCAGCAAGGGTGGAGGACGCCAGCGGTGGGAGGTATTGCTGTACCCTACGCCAGATGCGTCAAAGGTTGTGAACTACAGATACACTGTGGCTGCTACTGATCTTAGCGATGAGAATCCATTTCCATTAGGTGGCGTTGCACACGCAGAGGCAATACTTGCGTCTTGTTTGGCGGTGGCGGAAGACAGGGAAAACCCAGAAAGCAACAGAGCCAGATCGCTATATCAAGAGCGTCTTGCCGCAAGTGTTCACCTTGATAAGCAATCAGGCGACCCAGAAACCACAACGTGGAATTCGGATATAGCCACCGACAAAGCAAGGCTTGAAGGTTTGATCGGGCTTCACATGGGATATGGGCAAAATGCAAAAGCGTGGGACGAAACTGCTCGGCAGATGATTCTTGAAGCAATGAGGCAAGGAATGGGTCGGTTCACCGTTCCACCTCCAATCCCTGGTAGGAGAGTGGGTCACAAGTGGTCATTCCTTACACCTTCTGCATTTTTGCAAGTTCAGTCGGGCCAGACTCAGCATGATTTGCCGTCTGACTATGGCGGAATGGCATCAATTATGACATACGCGGGAACTGACAATATTGACCATCCATCGGTCGACATTATTGGCGAGCACCAAATCAGGAAGTTATTGCAGTCTTCAACTCAAGCAAATGGTCGTCCAGCAAAAGCTGGTGTTCGACAGAAGTCTGATGTGCAGGATGGCGGCACAGGATATGAAATCATTTTCTGGCCCGTGCCGAATGGCAATTACACGCTCGAATATTCATATCGAGTTCAGCCATCGCGAGACATGTCAATTATTCACGGCGGTGATGCTCACTTTCAAACAATCTTAGAGGCGATGAAAGCGGCTGCAGACGTAATCCAGAAGCGAAAGCAACGCCCTCATGAGCAACTTTTCATGGAACGGTTGATTGCAAGCGTTCATTTTGATGAGCAGTTGGCTGCACCAAAGCAAATGGGATACAACCGTGACGGAAGTGTTCGGATGGGTTACGACATTTTCGACGACAACAGACGCTTTGGGCATGTTGAAACGGCAGTGGGATACAACGGCATCAATTATTAAAATATGCATCTGACAACGCGTCACCTACAAGGAACTGATAATGGCCAACGAATTAACACTCACCGCTACACTAAAGTTTGACAAAAGCACAAAGTCGGCAGACGTGGGTAAAACCGGTCTGCAGCTAGATGTGACCGGCGGCGACTACATCACTAAGACGCAAGTGGTAGGCACTTCGCAAGAAGCGATCGTAATCGGCGAAATCACTACTCCAGGCTACATGTTTATCCGCAACCTTGATGGAACCAACTACATCGAGATACGCGATGGCTCCAGTGGAGCTGATGTCGTGAAGGTGCGAGCTGGTGGTATTGCTTTGTTTGAGCTAGCAACTGCCACGCCTTTTGCCATTGCAAATACTGCGTCTTGCGAAGTTGAGTACACAATCATTGAAGCTTGATCAGGAATGAGTGATGCCGGATCGCGAGATTGCAATACCGTTTCCAGTTGGCGGGCTAGAGAAGCGCGCGGGCTACCAGTCCGAAACTCCGCAATTTACACCGGAATGTGTGAACGTAGTCCCAGAGGATGCTGAAGAAGGGCGATCTCGCGGAGGTAGCAGGCCCGGTACTGCCAAGCGGTATGCTACTACGATTGGTGCAAACGCTAGGCTAATTGAAGTTGTCGAAAGTGCTGTACTCAACACGGGAGCGATTGTTCGCTATTTGATTGTTGGTAGCCGAAACGGTTTGTTTATCGGAACGGCAACTAGGTATGCGTGGTCAACTGATACGCTTACCAGCTCTACTCAATGGACAAATCCAACTGATAGGTACGATGTCAACAATGACGGGAGCGTAACAACGGCTGACAGCCAAGCTATTGTTGATTATTTAGCAGCGCAAGGCTCCAGCAGCGTAAACCTCGCGTCAGCAAATCCATCCACTCCGCCCTACTACGATGTAACCGGCGATGGGCTTGTAACCGTAGCTGACGCAAATGTAATTCTCAGCAGGCTGGCATCCGCTACTTCGGGTAGTGTTGCAGCAGAGGCTTCGGGTGCAGTTGAAGTTGAATATGTAGAGTCACTGTTAGCTGTGATCGGTGTGCTGGAGACAGAAGGCGGGGCAACGCTTCAGGCCGAAGACGGCACGGATCTTGAGTTCGGATCGTATGATATTGACTTTGTCAGGCGAGGCAGTGCAGCAGGAATGGGAGGCAAGCTGTTAATTGCAGATACCGGAACATTCGAGCTTACTGGTAGCGGAAGCATCAACAGCAACATCCTTACGTCTGCCGGTATAAATTGGTCAGACAACAATGTGCTGCGAGAGGATCACGTTGTGATCGTCACGCCTGCTGCTGGATCAAATACGGAAGCTGGCACATATCGAATTGCCAGCATATCGGGTACTGACCTGACACTGGACGCAACAATCACTGCTGGAAATTGCACATTTGAGATCATCAAAGGACTTAAAATCCTCGACCCCGTTACGCAAGCCGTAAATCTTATCGTTGAGACAGCGGGTACAACGCCAGGGGGGGCAACACTTGTTGCTGTCTATCGCGACAGAGCAGTGTGGGCAAAGGATCGAGCATGGTACATGAGCCGTCAAGGCAATCACGCAGATTACAATTACGGAGCATCAGCATCGGATGTTCAGCGAGCAGTAGCAGGGACAGTAGCGGAGGCAGGACAGCCGGGGAATGCAATTATCGCTTTGGCTCCCGGCGGGGACGACTACCTTGTTCTGTTCAGTGACGAGTCAACGTGGGTGCTGCGTGGCGATCCAGCTTTCGGTGGACAGATCGATGCTGTTTCACGGACAGTTGGAGCAGTTGGACCGCACGCTTGGTGTCACGGTCCTTTTGGGGAAATCTACTTCCTCAGCAAGTCGGGCTTGTTTGCAATGCCACCGGGAGCAGGCGGCGTACCACAGCCTGTTAGCCAGCAAAAGCTGCCGCGTGATCTTAAAGATGCTGATTACGACAACCACGAAGTCAGCCTCGTTTACGATTCTGTTCAGGACGGAATCTACATTTATGCCACGCCGAGAACCCAATTGAAGGGGACTCATTATTGGTATGACTTCGGCACTCAATCGTTCTGGCCGCTTCAATTTGGAAACGATGATCACCAGCCAATTGGAGCCGTTGCTTACAGTAGCAATCCAACAAAAGAGCGGTCGGTAACAATGCTTGGAATGGATGGCTACATCCGACATTTCATCAACAATGACAGCGTAAGCAATGACGACGGAACAGCATTAAACAGCCACGTTGTGTTGGGACCATTTAATGCTTCTGGTTCAGCAGTGCTTGAGGGAATCATCTCCGAGGTTGCAGGCATCATTGACTTGGATTCAAGTGCTTCAGTGACTATGCAGATATACACCGCTGACACTGCGGAAGCGGCCAGAGATGCAGCCACCACGGCGACCAGCCCGAAATACTCGACCACATTCACGGCGGGAAGAACACGGCCAAAGCACCCAAGGGTACGAGCCAACAGCTTTTGTATTCGCTTATCGTGTGCCGGTAGATGGGCATACGAGGCGTTAAACACAAAGCTGGCCGCAGGCGGGAGGATTAGGTCATGACAAGGAATGATGACTTAGCCCCTATCGTTGCCGATGGGACCAAT